ATGGCCGCACTTTCCTGGAACGGGCTGAATGGCATCACGCCGACAGCCCGCGGCCTGTTGCTGAATTCCAATCGAGGTATTGGCTTCGTAGTGCAGACAACCCACGCCAAGGAATTCGCGCTGGCGCATTGGTTGGTTGGCGGTGCGGATGGCGGGCGGCTTTGTCTGCGCTGCTTTGATGGCGCTGGTAGTGTGCGCGAAAACATCGCCGGCGATGCGCTGGCATCCGGTACCACCTTGCAATGGGCGCCGACCTCCAAAACCTGGCAGGCGGGGGCGGTGATGCAGGAAAGCGACCTCAATCGCCGCCAGACGGTGCGCCTTGGGCCGGAGGTGGCCTCTGCGCAGATCGGGATCATTGGCTTTGACGGGCAGATTGAATTGGAGGCGCTGCGCCTTTACGGCCTGCCGGAGGATGCGCCGGCGATCCTGTCCGGCTGCCCCGCTTTGCCCGCGGGTGGGAGAACGCTGATGTTCTCCGCCAGTTGGGATCTGCCGAGCATGCCGCCAGGGACAACGACGAACGCGGATGTGACGGTGCCAGGTGCGCGGCGGGGGGATTTTTCGGATGCGTCGCTCGATACCAGCAGCATTGCCTTTGTGCTGGATTGCCATGTCTGGTCGAATGACAAGGTGCGCGTCACGGCGCGGAATGTGAGCCTGTCCACGGTGGATCTACCTGCGGCGGCGTTGCATGTGCAGGTGGTGAAAAGGCGGGTGGGGTGATGCCACGGAACATGACCCGATCCAAGTTCTTCGGTGCAATGAGGAGCAAGGCGGGGCGATACACTGGCATCACACGAGACGATACCAAATTGGCCTCAGCTCCCGGGGGCATCCCCCATATCCTCAGGGCGGCATTGGCCGAGTACCCGCAGCTTGGCGGCCAGATCGCGCAAAGCAGTGCGCAGCCCTTCCTCGAGTACGGGGTGATAGAACGGCATCGAAAGTGCCTGTGGCACGGTCATCCGCTGCTGCACTGACCAGGCGAGCAGATGCGCCATGTGCTCCGCCGCCGGGCCGAACATCTCCGCACCGAGCAACGTACAGTCGCGCGCACTGGCATAAACGCGCAGTAAGCCCTGATTGCGCCCCATCACGCGGGCACGGCCCTGATTTTCAAAGGAGACCTGGCCAATAGCATGCACCCCGGCGGGAAGCTGATCATAATGCAGGCCGATCATGGCCATTTGCGGATCGGTGAAAGCGATGGCGAGCGGCGCCCGGCGCGTCGCACGCTGTACCTCAGGCCATGCCACGGCATTCGCGCCGGCAATCCGCCCCTCGTCTGATGCCTCATGCAACAAGGGGATATGGCCCGCCACATCGCCGGCGAAGAAGATCGGCCCATCGCCGCATTGCGCCGTCTGAGGATCAATCACGGGCAGCCCCGCCTGATCCAGCGTCAGACCGTTCGCCTCCAGCCCGAGGCCCGCGATGTTCGGGCGCCGACCAGCGGCGACCAGGACCCGGGCGAAAATTTCGTCGCTTTCGGTGCCATCAGCTTCCCGCCAGCGCAGCGCCATGCCACTGGCGGCAGGCGTCGCGGCCAGCATCGCGGTCCCAAGCCGCAGGTCCAGCTCAGCCGCAAGATCCCGCCGCGCCACTTGGGCAACCTCAGGATCGGTAAGTGGCCCGACGGCGTCGAAAGGCGAAAAGAAGGCAACCCGCACACCAAGCCGCTGCATGGCCTGGCCAAGCTCCAGCGCAATAACGCCGGTGCCAATAACCGCGAGGCTTTCCGGCAGGTCAGGCAATTCAAAGACCGTGTCGCTGGTCAGCACATGCTCGGCCACAGTGTCAAAGGGCGGCGGCAGGAAGGGAGTGCTGCCGGTGGCCACGACCACCGCGCGCGCTTCAACCCGCGTGTGATCATCCACCTCAAGCGTGGTCGGGCCTGTGAAGCGCGCCCGGCCAAGCAGCCGCTGGTCTGGCGGGATTGCCTCAGTCCCCGCGACGACGAAATCACCGCCGCCCCGTCAATGTGGGCGGTCGCGGGCAGGCCAAATTGCGCCGCGCCTTTGATCGCATGGGCCGCCTCGGCTGCGGCGATCAGCAGCTTGGAGGGCATGCAGCCCGCGCGCGCGACAGCGGCAACACGATGCTGTCCAAGGAATTCCCCGGCGGCATTCTGGTGCTGACGGGCGCCAATAGTGCGGTCGGGCTGCGTTCCATGCCGGCGAGGTTTCTGTTTCTGGATGAGGTGGATGCCTATCCCGGCGATATCGAAGGCGAAGGCGATCCGATTGCTCTCGCCGAGGCCCGGGCGCGCACCTTCGGCTGGCGCAGGAAGGCGTTTCTGGTCTCAACGCCGACCATCGCCGGGCGCAGCAGGATTGAACGGGAATACGCGGCCTCCGACCAGCGGCGCTATTTCCTGCCCTGTCCGCAATGCGGCGCGATGCAATGGCTGAAATTCGAACGCCTGATTTGGGAAAAGGGCGATCCGCGCAGCGCGCGCTACCATTGCGAGGAATGCGACACGCCGATTGAGGAACACCACAAGACGGCGATGCTCGCCGCCGGCGAATGGCGGCCAACAGCGGCAGCGGAGAATCCGCACACGATCGGCTTTCATATCTCGGCGCTTTACTCTCCGGTCGGTTGGCTCTCCTGGGAACAAATCGCGCGTGATTGGGAGGCAGCGCAGGGCAAGGCCGAGGATCTCAAAACCTTCCGCAACACGGTGCTGGGCGAGACCTGGCAGGATCGTGGCGAGGCACCGGATTGGGAACGCCTGGTGGAACGGCGCGAGGATCTACGGCTTGGCGTTGTGGCGCAGGACGCGCTGGTGCTGACGGCTGGCGTGGATGTGCAAGATGATCGGCTGGAATGCGATATCTGGGCCTGGGCGGAGGGTTATTCCTCCTGGCTGGTTGATCACATTGTCATCGCGGGCAGCCCGCGCGAACGCGCGCCTTGGGATGCGCTGGCGGAATTACTGGCGCGGGATTGGCCGCGCGCGAATGGTGGCGCGATACGCATCGCCAAGGCCTGCGTTGATACGGGCGGGCGCGATACGGCGGCGGTCTATGGCCATCTGCGCCGGCTGCGCGACCCGCGCATTGCGCCGACCAAGGGGGTGGATGGGTGGAACAGGGCTCAGCCGGTACAGGGTCCGACACCTGTCGATGCGCTGGTGGATGGGCGAAAGCTGCGGCGCGGCTTGAAGCTTTGGACGGTATCGGTTTCGACCTGGAAGGTTGATCTCTATCGCCGGCTTTGGCTCGGGCGTGGCGAGGCCGCGGAATTCCCGCCCGGTTGGGTGCATTTGCCGCAGGGCATTGAGGTTGAGTGGGTCAAGCAGTTGGTGGCCGAGCAGCTGCACCAGGTGAAGGACCGACGCGGCTTTGTGCGACAGGAATGGGCGAAGCTGCGCGACCGCAATGAGGCGCTGGATTGCGCGGTACTGGCGCGCGCGGCGTTGTGGTTGCTGGGTGCGGATCGGTATGGCGAGCGGTTCTGGCTGAGGCTACGTGAGGATATCGCGAATGCGCCGGTGGAAATGCTGGAACATCCCCGGCCCGAGCCAGCGCCAAACCCTGATCCACCGCCGCTGATGCGTCGGCCTGGTTGGCTGGCGCCGCGTGGCGGTTGGCTGCGGTGATTACTTTCCGGAGGAAATCATGAGTAACGGGGAACTCCACGCGCGCGAGCGCGAGGATCTGGCGCTGCATGTCGAGCGTTGCGCCGAGCGCTACACAGCGGTGCGCGCGGAGATCTGTGGCCTGCGCAAGCAGACGCGTCGGATTGAGGGGGCGATTTGGGGCATCGTTGCCGTACTGATCGCGCTCGGCGCGGGTGGGGCGCAGATCCTGCCAATCCTGCGCGCCCTCGCGCGCGGCGCGGGCGGGTGATCTGCCTTGGACCCCGCAACCCTCGCCTGGGCATTGGCGCAACCCGTAGGAAGCCGCGCGGCCGTGCTGGCCTCCGCCTATACCGGCGGCGTCACACGCGTGACCTTCGAAGGCCGCACCGTCGAATACCGCAGCCTGGATGAATTGGGCCGCGCCATTGCCGCGCTTTACGGCGCGGAGAACGCCGCCGCGCGGCGGCCGGGCGTGACCCTGGCACAGTTTTCTCGTTCGGCGTGAAAAGCTTTGATGGGTTGTGCATTGCAAGAAGGTTTTGACCGGGACGACGCCTTAACTCGCGCCCATGGGAATTGAAATTGTACCCCAAGCGTGCTACATGGCTTCGCAAGGAGATTAGCCATGAGCAAAACCGCAATGATCCGTGCCCGCATGGAGCCGACCCTTAAGGTCGAAGCCGAGGCTGTGCTGGCTCAGGTTGGGCTAAGCCCAACCGAGGCGATCCGTTTGTTTTATCGTCAGGTTTCACTTCAGGGCGGTTTGCCCTTCGAGGTACGGATTCCGAATGCAGAGACACGCGCCGCAATCAAAGAGACCCGCACAAGCAAGAAACTCAAAACCTTCAAAAGCGCTTCTTCTCTCATGCGGACGGTTGATGCGTGAAGGCAGTAAAGGCAACCAACCGATTCCTGCGAGACCTGAAGCTCGCCAAAAAACGCGGTAAAGAGCTCGTCAAAATCGAGACCGTCATCGATACCATCTGCAACGGACAGCAATTAGCCCCGAAGCATCGCCCCCATCGCCTTCAAGGCGAGATGCGCGGATTGTGGGAATGCCATATTGAGCCAGACTGGCTTCTGATCTGGGATGATGCCGAAGACGCAATCATCCTTGTGCGTACGGGTACTCATACCGATCTGTTCGACTAGCGAGGCGTCAATTCTCGCCGCGCGTCAACGCCATGATTTCGTCTGTACTCATGCCTGAACTGCTACTGCCTCGCAGCACTGCGAAACGGTTATGCTGCCTTCCGGAAGCGCTTTCCTTATCAATCTTGCTGAGGTTGACGCGACCATCCTCGGCAAGCGTAAAAGCAACCTTGCTGCCTGGCTTAATGCCAAGCAGATCGCGGATCGCTTTTGGAATAGTCACCTGACCCTTGGCCGTGACTTTCATCGGCATTGCATTCCCCAGAAACGATCGCACCAGAACTGCCCCTTCCATAGCGTGCCGATGATCCGGCTATCCACAAAATTCATGGAAATCACCATGCATAAAACCCAACATTGGCAGCCCGCCACGCTGGCGGCAGCGCTTGGCGTGCCGGAGGAGGCCTTCCGTGCCTTTGCCCGGCTGCGCCAGATCGCCTGGGAGAAGGAACTCTCGCCCCCCGAAGCAGCAAGCCTCGCCCTCGCCTGGGTCGCAGCCGACCGCGCGGCCTCCCATGGCCCGATTGCCGAAGCGGCTGGCGCGCTGCTTGATGCCATGACCGAGGCCCCCGCCGCATGAAGCTCCACCTGCGCGCCGCATGGAATGCCCTCCGGGGTTACGCGGCCGCGCAGGAGAATCGTGCCTCAACCTGGTCGCCCTCTGGCGGCAGCGCGAATGGTGAGGTCGGTATGGCCTCAGCCAGTGTCGCAAGGCGCGCGCGCGACGCCGTGCGTAATGACCCCTACGCCGCGCGCATCGTCGATCTCTGGACCGGCAATGCGGTCGGTGCGGGCATCACGACACGCTGGCCTGAAACCGCGCATCGCAATGCCTGGCAGGCCTGGGCGGAGAGCACGGCCTGCGATGCGGAGGACAAGCTCGATCTCTATGGGCTGCAGGCGCTGGCCATGCGCGCGGTCGTTGAAAGCGGCGAATGCTTCATCCGGCTGTTGACCGTGCCGACATCGCCGCGGAACCCCATCGGCCTTAGCTTGCAGGTGCTGGAAAGCGATCACCTGGATACGGCGCGCAACGGCGTGGTGAATGGCGCGCCGACCATCCAGGGCATTGCGCTTGGGTCGGCGGGCGAGCCGATTGGCTATTGGCTTTTCCCAACCCATCCCGGCGCCTGGATGCTGCCGGGTGCGCGGCTGGCGAGCAATTTCATCCCGGCGCGCGATGTGCTGCATGTATTTCGCAAGCGCCGCCCTGGGCAATTACGCGATGTCTCCTGGCTCGCACCCGTGCTGCTGCGGCTGCGCGACCTGGGCGATTACGAGGCCGCGCTGCTAATGAAGGCCAAGATCGAGGCCTGCCTCGCTGCGGTGGTCACTGATGATGGTGAGGAAACCCTGACCAAACCAAGCGACGCCAATCCTGGCTTGTTGCGTGACGCGCAAGGCCGCGCGGTGGAAAGCTTTGAGCCTGGGATGATCCTCTATCGGCGTGGCCAGGGTGATGTAAGTGTGGTGAACCCCTCCGGCGGTGGATCGCATACCGCTTTTGCGCGACGCTCGCTTGAAGCTGCTGCTGTCGGTGCGGGCCTGACCTATGACCAGGTTTCCGGCGATTTGACCCAGGCGAATTACTCCAGCCTGCGCGCCGGCAAGATCGAATTCCGCCGGCTATGCGAACAGATGCAATACGGCATGCTGATCCCGATGCTGGTGCGGCCCATTGCCGAGCGCTTTCACGCGCAAGGCGCGCTGCTCGGCCTTTGGGCGGATGCCATGCCGAAGGGTGTCGCGCATGTGCCGCCAGCGCATGAGATGATCGACCCGCTCAAGGACACCACGGCTTTGATCGCCCAGGTGCGCGCGGGCTTTGTACCGCAGCCTGAGGCCGCCGGCGCCTTTGGCTATGATTTCCGCTCGGCGGTCGAGATGATCCGCGAAGCTAATGCAGCGCTCGATGCGGCGGGCATCTCGCTTGATACCGATCCGAGGCGCGTCGCCAAATCCGGTGGTGCGCAGGACGCGGCGCAAATGGCGGCGGTGGAAATCGCCGCGACCGGCGCAGCAGGGGCAGCAGCGCCAACGCCGCCAGACACCCAAACAGCATAGGGCTCACTATGACCGAAATCACCGACCCGGGCGGGAGCGATCCCGCGCCGGCTGATCCCGCTTTGCCTGATCGACTTCCCGCTGATGGGCAATCGATCACCGCCCGCCGCGCTATCACAGCGCCCGCCACCGTGGACCGTGCCGCACGCACGGTTGAGGTCGTCTGGTCCACCGGCGCGCGGGCGCGGAACTTCGTCCCGTCCCTCGGCGGCATCACCGAGGAATTGGACATGTCGCCCAATGCGGTGCGCATGGCGCAGCTCGGCTCTGGCAATGCGCCGGTGCTGAACACACACCGCAGCAGCGATGCACGCGATGTGCTGGGGCGTGTGATCGCCGCCCGCTTGGAAGGCGGGCGCGGTCATGCGCGGCTGCAATTCTCTGCGGCTGCCGATGTGGAACCACTCTGGCAGCGCATTGCCGATGGCACGCTGCGCGCCGTCAGCATTGGTTATCGCGTGCATCGCTATGACCAGCGCCCCGATCCGGTGAGCGGCGAGATGATCTACCGCGCCGTGGATTGGGAACCCTTTGAGATTTCGATCGTGCCCATCCCGGTGGATCGGGATGCGCAAGTGCGAGGCGCGGCGCCGCAGGGCGCGCCGTCCTTCGCCATTGAACCTGCCCTGGAGAATGAGGAACCATCCATGACTGAGACGACGCCGGAAACCCCGGCAGCCCCTCCGGCGCCGCCTGCCGCGTCGCCACCCGCAACCACCACGGTGGAGACGCCGCCTGATCTTGAGGCACTGCGCAGTGAGGCACAGCGCGCCGAGCGTGATCGTATCTCCGGCATTGATGGCGCGATTGACGCCGCCCGCGCCCTGGTCGGCGCGGAGACCGCCGCGCATATCCGGCGTGAGGCGGTGGAGCGCGGCTGGCATCCGGACCAAGCACGCCGTTCCTTGTTCGACGCCATGGTGAAAAGCGCTGCGCCTCCCGCTGTTCCCGCGCGACCGGAAACCGGGCCGGGGCATGACTCGCCCTCGGAAATCCTGGATGCCATGGCGGAAGCCTTGGCCGCGCGCAGCATGCCGGGCTACCAGCCGCAAGGTGCGGGGCGCCACGCTGAATTCATGGGCTGGCGGCCTTCTGACATGATCGGCGAATTGCTGAGGGTTCGCGGTGAACGCAATGTGCCGCGCAACCCGACACTGCTCGCCGAGCGTGCGTTTCACACGACCTCCGACTTTCCGCTGCTGCTTTCGGTCTGCGCGTCGGGGATTTCCCGACGCTCATGCCGCTGATGGAGAATGGCGAAATCCAGGCCGGCACCATGTCGGAAAGCCAGGAAATCGTCCTGCTGCAAACCTTCGCGCGGCGCATTCGCGTCACGCGCCCGATGCTCGTGAATGATGACCTGGGGGCTTTCACGGATTTTGCCGCCGCCATTGGTCGGCGCGTGGCGGATTTTGAGAATGCCACCGCCTATGCGCTGCTCAACCAGGCCAATGGCGATGGCCCGACACTGACCAATGGCCCGGCTGCGGTATTTGGCACGGCCGCCGCGCGATTGAATAAGGCGGCGGCGGGCAGTGTTCTGGACATCAACAACCTTGCCAATGGCCGCGCTGCGATCCTGCGGCAAAAGACGCTGGATGGCCTGCCGATTTCCGTCGGCAATGCCATGAAGCTGCTGGTCGGCCCGAGCCTTGAATTGCCCGCGCGGCAATTGACGGTGAGTGTCGGCGCCACGCAGATCAGCAACGCCAATATCTATGCCGGCTTTGTGCAGCCTCTGGTCGAACCGCTGATCCCGAATAACCGCTGGTACCTGTTTGCCGATCCGCCGACCGCGCCGGTTTATGTCTATGGCTATCTGAACGGTGCCGAGGGACCGCAGGTTACCACCGGCCCGGTCCCGGGCGTGGATGGTGTCGAGGTCAGCGTGATCTTCGACTTCGGCGTCGGCGCCATTGATTGGCGCGGGGCCTGGTTCAATCCGGGCGTGTGATGGATCGCGGTACGCTTAATCTGGCGTATCGCTAAAGGGGTTTCGCACCGTGACCCCACGCCAGGTAAAGCCATCCTGCATGTCTTCGGAAAGCAGGAAGCGGCATCCAGCCTGCGCTGCGGCGGCAAGCATCACGGAATCCCAAAAGCTGAGGCGATGGGTGGTCACCAATTCCATCGCCTCGACAATCACATCCGGCGTTGTCTCGATCATCGCAAAACTATCCGACCAGCCAAGCAAGGCGCTGCGCACTTCGGCGGCCTCGCGCTTTGCCTTGCGCGTCAGCACAACAAATAATTCGCCCAGCGCCTGAACGGGAAGCATCACTTCATGCTCCCCGAATTCCTGCAATATCTTGAGTGCAGCATCCTTGCGCGCCTGGCCATTCACGCCTTCGGCATAGGCAAGGATATTGGTGTCGAGTGCGACGCGCATTTCAGCGCTCGTATAATTCGTCGCGGCTCCAGCGACCGATATCCTGAACGGGTTGCGCCACAAGGCGCGCCAGCAAAGCCTCGCGCGCGGAACCACAAAACGCCGGCCTTCTTCGCGAACTTCGCGGAGCAGACGGGAAAAGGCGCGGTTTGCCTCGGCGGCTGAGATGAGCTGATCCATAGCACAAATATAGTGAATTGCACTACTTTCCGCAACTGCTTCTTCTTGGCACTTGGGGCGTCTCAATTACCGCCCTGAACGCCGGCAGGCTGCGGCCCGTTGCGTTCAATGAAATCCATCATGTCATCAAAGTCACTCTCGGCGGCGATGAGCAGCGATTGGCGCCGCGCTTCCTCAGCGAAACCAGGGGCGCGCGTATCCGGCACCCAAATCTCGATCGCACGCAGGCCGCTTGCACGCATTTCGGCGCGATGTGCGGCACGGCGCGAAGCATCAGCGGAATGGGCCATCGGGCACCTCCATCAACACCCTTTTCACCTAGCCCAACCAAAGGGCGGCTCCAACCGCGCCGCCCTTCACCATCAGGAGAATTTCGATGCGTAACTTCATCCAGCCGGGCAATAGCCTGGCGATTGCCGTGCCCTATGCGACAGGCGTTTCCGCCGGTCAGGGCGTCCTGGTCGGCGCGCTGTTCGGCGTCGCGGCCGTGGATGGCGTGCAGAACGCCATGATCGAGGCGCAGACCATGGGCGTGTTCGACCTCATCAAGGAACCGGCGCTGGCCATCGCCGCTGGTGTACGGGTGTTTTGGGACAATACCAATCGCCGCATTACCGCGACCGCCGCTGGCAATTTTCAGGTGGGCATCTCTACCCAGGCCGCGCTGGCTGCCGATGGCACAGTTCGCGTCTGGCTCAACCGCGTTCCCGCGGCGGGGGCGTGATCATGGTCAGTTTGCTGGCGCGCGATCACGAACGCATGCAAGGCGTGCATCCCCATCTGGTGCGCGTGGTGATCGAGGCACGCAAGGCCGCACCTTTCATCGTGCTGGAGGGGCTGCGGTCCCGCGAAAGGCAAGCCAAGCTGGTCGCGCTTGGTGCCTCGCGCACCATGAACAGCCGGCACCTGACGGGCCATGCCGTCGATCTCGGCTATTGGCTTGATGACGGGGACGCCGTGCCGGAGAATGGCGAAATCCGCTGGGATTGA